GTGAATCGACCTATTATTCATCGCCAACGGTGGGCAAGAATGCTCGCCCCCCGTTTCGTATACCGACTGACTGAAAATGGCGCACTGGGTTCTAAAACGCCCAATGTGCCACCTGATTGTTCTTCCGGATGACAGGGTGACTGGTTCTGCGCCTCGGTAAAGTACCGAAGGAGCATACTCCAGCCATCTATAGTCTGGTGAACAGAAGGGGAATGAACAACGCGAACTTTGTACTGCAGCTTTTGCAAGCCTGCATTCCATCGTCGCTTGAACATTCTACGATCAGCAGATACTCCGCGCAAGCACGGGCATGGACGAGAGAGGGTCTCTTGCGAGATCTCTTCTTTATCCACTCCCTTCGCTTGTAAGCTTGGACACGTATCAAACATGTCCTCGCTCGGGATCGGGCCGTAAACGGCTTCGAGTCTCGACACAATATATTCGTGTGTCGCGTAGCATCGTCTATCATAGAAGGAATTAGCATAGCTAATCCAACTAGTATAGACGTCAGGACGAGGTGATTCATCCCATACAGTCCGAATACGGACTGGAGTGACATCGACGCCTTTGAAGGCGTCCATACCACAGGACTCTTTAAAAGGTCCTTGGGTGCAACTCTTGGAACGGTTTACTTTTAAACCAAACTCCTCGAGTATGGCCATTGCGCTCTCGGCGTAAGCCGTTGGTACAATGACATCATCACCATATACAAGAATACCATCACTGGTATCCGCGTTGGGTGAATGCGCAGTTAGGAGGGCCCATATTGTAAGCGCCATGATAGGAAAGCATAAAGCTGACCCCATGGGAGCATACTTCTGGAGCTGTAAAACCTCTCCACTAGGCAACACCGTAGAAGAACTTCTGCATGCTTCCAGATAGCCTAAAAGGCGTTCCGGAAACAGCAGGCGAACTAGATCCAGATGCACTCTATCGCTAGCCTCTTTGAGGTCTAGTGTCGAGTACCTTTCCGTCGAGGACCCCAAAAGGGCCCCCCGCCGGTTAGGATTCTGGTCTGTGAAGAAGACATTCCATCGCGAGATGGGGTGTCGCTCCACCAAACGGTAGATGGACGAACGTAATCCTTGCTGGACCCATTGAAAATCAACAGGTTCACAAGAAATTAGCCTAGGTCCACGAGAATCTTTCGGTACAAGTATTACCTTGGCCGAGAGATCCGCCGATTCGACAGCATTAAAACTGTCCATTCGATCACAAACGTGCCCCAACGAGACATGAAAGTACTCGTCTAGAGGGTAGAAGTCAGTAATTCGATGCGAGACATTTGTCCAACGAAACTTTTCTGAAAGTCGCTGCTTCGTAGCAACGGCCCCAGGACCGTGTCGTGGTATAATGTCGGTAGGATCGAGCGACTCGAAAAGCTTCGCGAGAAGTTTCCGAGCCCCGTTTATAACACAGGGGATACGATGTAGCGAAGGATCAAGTAGAGGGATTTTACTCCCGCTTGGTCCAACGTTCCATCTTTGCCTCCGGTTATAATCCAGCCAACTAAGACGCATAGAAGCAATCTTAGGAGACAGTTCCGACAGATCCATCTCCGCCTTTTTAAAGGCTTCGATGACCTGTTGTTCCTGATCTTCCCTGTAAGGTTTCTCATACTTTCCGAAAGGATAGCAGATCAGCCTTATAGTCTCAACGCAACTTGCGTCAGGGTTAGGAAGGACAGATCCGTCATGTTGGAATATCAATCTGAATAGCTCCCCGAGAAATCTCGGAAGCTTACTATCAGGCAGGGTGTCAAACCCTACCGAAGTAGCGTTCATTTTGATAGTTCCTGTAAGCGCCTGATCAAGGTGCTTACCAAGACGGGGAAGGGTTTTCGTAAGAAAACCGAGTCCTTCGGATCGGTACCTGCGTTCGACCTTACCTAAGGTCAATCGTAGGGACCGTGTGTTGAACACATCTCCATGACGCGAATGAGCGTCACAGAGCAGTGTAGCGATGATTTCAACTTCATCTAAGCTCTTACAAGGGACCATATTGGTTTCCTTTCTTAGAGCATGCACATACTCTGTGACACAAACGAAACAGTGCAACTCCTCTTACAGGAGGTCACTGTACCTTCATCCTTTTGGAAGGGATGAATGGTCTACTCCAAAGTGCGACGCCAAGGATAAATCCTCGACGTCCACTCTGATCTTATGAAGAGGCCTGTCCCCAACTCTCGGTGTGACATTGATTATTACATCAACGTCATACTCTGAGCCAAGTTCACGCATAATCGTAAGCCAGGGAGTCTGGTCTGGAAGCTTTTCAGCTAACAGAGCCAGGAATGGCGCTGACAACATAGAAGTTAAACTTCGCTGTTGATCAACGCTTGGCAACCAGTGCCCGAGCAATCAAACAACACAGTCGTTCCGGCGCCAGTTGTGGCGAGGAATGACATGAGGTTTGCGAGGAGCTCTTTGGCCAAAGAATCGTCACCGATATTCCCAATGGGAACATCGAGAGTGAGCGATACCGAGGCCTTGACTCCAACCGAACTGTCGATTGTACCTGCGACCGTTTTTTCGAATCGCAAGTTAGACCGACGTCGTTTGCTTGTACCACTTCCCAGCTCTTGATGAGCAATGGAGAAGCGGTGGGGCAGATTGGGAGTTTCAGTAATGAGCTTCCACTCCGGACGGTCACCATACGAACGGCGGATGAATTCTTTTTCAACGCCGGCCGCATTCTTGATTTCGTTTGTATTGTATGTATTTAGCATGCTTATTTGTCAGGGTATCCCTAACGTCGTTTTGCAGACATAAGTCTGCGGTTATTGGGTTTCCACACTCGCGTAATTGCGAGCGCGGCGCCTAAACTGAGTTCTTTCGAGCTCAGCCCACTCGAGAATATCGAGTTGGAGTACGGAATCTGCACGTTGCGGCGATAAGCCGTTTCATACAGGTCCGGGAGATACATGTTCGGTACCATAATCTTACGTGGAAATGCGGTGTTCGTACTTACGTAACAGCGCACTCTCCGTTTGACTGTGGAACTCCACATATATCTTGATATGTTTATCTGAGGTTCCAGATTCAGAGTTGCCCTACCGCTGAGCCATTTGCTTACGCTAATGACCCAATCGATAAGAAAACTCCATGGAATCGCATTCCAGATGATAGCGGGATTAAGGTTAATCCCGAAAGCATCCAGAAGTCCGAGAAGTTGAGCATTCTCAACTTGGAATCGAGTAAACGAATAGTTGTACTCGACCTCGGCATGGAATGTAGCCTCCTCAACGATAGCATACCTGTTCATGGTCAAAGAACACCCAGTTAATGACATTGGGCAGCCAGTCTCTCCTGTATTCGTTGAATACAGTGAGTACTGACCTCCATTCATACTGAAGTCGTTCTTATCGACCGTGCAGGAATACTCTATTGGGAGCCAGCTCGAGCTAAAATGCCTGAGCTGACGACGGCCCTGGCGAACAATCATGTCATTTACACGACGATGAGTTCGCTGAAGTGCAGCATAAATGCTGCAAATGTCCCGAAGCGTGGGGTCGATGTTGAACTGCTTTTGCAGGTAGGCATCGGCACCAAGCCGGAGCGCTTCACGAAGTGTAGCACCCGCCGTCCCAAAGGACGATCGGATATTACGCAAACCTGTAACCATCCTAGGAATGCTCGCCGCGAGGCGAGGCAAACTTTTGGAAAAGTTAATTAGGTTCGTGAGTGTCTGTGGTAAGGATTTGAAGTCTTTCAACTCTATAAGAGAGTTTAGGACAGACAATTCAGCCTTAATACCAGGTAACATAGCTCTTAACGAGTTAGTTATATGGCCATCAAGGTCTTTCGGGGGGGGGATAAACCCCCCGTCCGGACGTACCACCATAAGAGTCGGAAAGTTTAGTATGTTACCCAATTTGGGTTTCATATGCTCTCCGAAAGCTCCGAATAGAGAAACGTTGGTCGTGTCGCGGAATCCGAATAACGGATCCGCGCCACTTCCAGCGGACTGATAGTTACATGTTCCAGTTCCTGATGAACTGTACCATTCATGAGTTGGCGGCTCAGGGGGGACTGCGAAAGCTGTATAGCATGAATAATGCTCACAGTCTTTCCATTTCTTCCTGTCCGTGTCGTCATCAGAACGTATCTTACTGTAGTACCGGCGATAAGCCGGTGTCTTCAGTTTGAACGTCAGTTGACGTGAGATAGGCGGGTTCCAATTGGGTGGATTTCTGTCCACTTTCATTATGAACTCGACGTTTCTCTCAGGCTCAATTCTATCCGTCTCTCTATTTGTAAACATATCATGGAGTTTGAGTTTTTAATTCAACACGAGGAGAGCCCTAAAGGGG